ACGTGCGGGTGCTCACGAAGCGCGGATGGAGCGACAACGTGCACGGCGTAAGCTGGACAAAGAAGGTAAAGACGCCAACGGCAATGGCAAGGCTGATATGCGTGAAGGTAAAGATGTTGCCCACACGAAAGCATTGTCCAAAGGCGGCACTAATAAAAATGGGGTGCGTGTTGAGAGCGCATCGGCAAACAGATCATTTAAGCGCGGGTCGAACCACAAGGTGGTGTCTGAGGTAAGCACAAGAGAGCGCAAGAAAAAATAAGTTTCTAAGTAGTCTGCGAGGTTAGGTATGAGTGGTAGCAGACGGGGGTTTTTGAGATTGACCCTATAACCGTACCAATTAGCACTGCACACTTTCGGCAGGGAACTAATCGGAACCCCCACGTTACGGGGGGCTTATAAAAAGAACCTGACGCACACCGTGTTCAGGACGTTTGTCATTGGAGAGAAGAGTGCAAATTATTGATAACCGTGCGTTATTGCTCAAGGTACGCAACCCCGACAGGATCACTACAGTGATTCCGAAGAGCAAAGTTTTGTCAGATGATGGGCAAGTTGCTGAAGTTTTGGTGAACTGGGATTTGGAAGAGTCCATTGTCTTGAAGAATCTCAAGATCAAGGACGTACCTTCTCCTATCAACGCTTCATACAAGTGGCCCGGAATCTATAAACCTTTCGCACACCAAAAAGTTACAGCGTCTTTTTTAACGATGCACCGCCGGTCGTTCTGTTTTAACGAGCAGGGCACAGGTAAAACTGGGTCGGTCATTTGGGCATCAGACTACCTACTATCAAAGGGCACCATCAAGCGGGTACTGGTTATTTGTCCACTATCCATCATGGAGTCGGCGTGGCGTAATGACTTGTTTAAGTTTGCTATGCACCGTAGGGTGGACGTTGCTTACGGCAAGCCCGAGAAGCGCAGAGACATCATCGCAAGTGATGCTGAGTACGTCATCATCAACTATGACGGGGTAGAAATTGTTGCCAATGACATATTGAAAGGCGGTTTCGACCTCATCGTCATTGACGAGGCTAACGCCTATAAAAATCCATCTACAAAACGTTGGAAGGTGTTGAACAATTTGATAAAACCGCACACTTGGCTGTGGATGTTGACAGGTACACCTGCATCACAGTCCCCATTGGATGCCTACGGTATTGCTAAGTTGGTAAACCCCGAAGGGATTCCACGTTTTTATGGTGGATTCCGCGATCAAGTCATGCACAAGATCACGCAGTTCAAGTGGGTGCCTAAGTTAGATTCGGAGCAAATTGTTCATAAGGCGCTACAACCCGCTATACGTTTTACTAAAGATCAATGTTTGGATTTACCCGATATGACCTATGTAACGCGAGACGTACCGCTTACTGCACAACAAGAGAAGTACTATGAGCTACTGCGCAAACGTCTTATCGTACAAGCGGCTGGTGAAGAGATCACAACAGTAAACGCCGCTGCTAACTTAAACAAACTCCTACAACTATCCGGTGGTGCGGTGTATTCCGATACCGGTGAAGTGATCCATTTTGATGCAAGCAATCGACTTGCGGTGTTACGTGAAGTAATCGAAGAATCTAGCCACAAAGTGTTGGTGTTTGTTCCCTACAGACATGCTATTGAAGTGGTTGCAGAGGATTTACGTAAACATGGGTACTCGACAGCCATCATCCACGGTGGTGTGTCGGCGGCGAAACGATCAGAAATTTTTGAGCGTTTCCAAACGAAGGATGACTTACAAGTACTGGTCATCCAACCACAAGCGGCATCGCACGGGGTAACTTTGCATGCCGCCAACACCATCGTCTACTGGAGTCCAGTGATGTCAGTCGAGACTTACCTCCAAGCCAATGCACGTGTTCATCGAGCGGGACAAAAGAATCCCTCAGTGGTGGTGCACTTGCAAGGCAGTGGGGTAGAGCGCCGTATGTACAAGATGCTGGAAAACAAGGTAGACATCCACAACCGAATCATTGACCTATACGGAGAACTACTTACATAAAAAGACTTGACACTGTTAATTTTTAAGATACTATTCAGATACAAACACAAAGGAGAGAGATATGACCGAGACAATATCGGTTGATAAACTCGTCGCCGCTTACATCAAGATGCGCGACAAAAGGGCTGAACTTCTACGTGACTACGAAGAAGCTGATGGCTCTGTGAAATCACAGATGGAACTTGTGGAAGCCAAATTATTGGAACTCTGCAAGGAAATCGGTGTTGACCGTCTTGGTAGCACTCACGGTACGGTAATTCGTTCTGTGAAGACACGCTACTGGACAAGCGACTGGGAAGCCATGCACAAGTTCATCTTGGAACACAAGATGCCCGAACTGCTTGAACGGCGTATTAGTCAAACTACCATGAAACAACTGTTAGAGGAGAACCCCGACATCATGCCTACAGGGTTAAACACTGACAGTAAATATGGTGTAACCATAAGGAGAACCTCAAGTGGATCTTGAAGCATCACTGACCGTACAAGAAGTAGCTAAGCTGTTGCGCATGTCACGACAGACTATCTATAACTTGATCCGCGAGGGAGCAATCCCTCATTTCCGCATAGGCACCAAGGTGCGCTTCAACCGCGCAGACATTGATGCCCTAATGCAAGCTAAAACCGTAACTACTGGAGAACCCAAATGAGTGAAATGACTTTATTTTCTAAAGGCGGCAACACACTACCTGCCCACCTAAAGAACCTTGAACTTGACGCAACCACCAAAGCCCTGATGGGCGGCAGTGGGGGCAGTGGCGGTAAGCGCATCTCTATTCGAGGCAACGTATTCCGCATGATGGTCGATGGCAAAGAGATCGCCCAAAACGAAGACCGCGCAATGAACATCATTATTGCGGCGGCTAACCCTAACGTATCAAGAACTTTCTATGCAGGAACATATCAAGAAGGCCAAGCCATGGCACCCACATGCTGGTCAAACGATGGGATTACACCCGACATCAAAGCCGAGCAACCCCAAGCAAGCAAGTGCGCTTCATGCCAACAAAACATCAAAGGCTCAGGTCAAGGTGAGTCCCGCGCATGCCGCTTTTCACAGCGCCTTGCCGTGCTCTTGGAGAACGATATTCGAGGAGACGTTTATCAACTGACCCTCCCTGCGCAATCAATCTTTGGTGCGGCTGAGAATGGGAAGATGCCCTTGCAGTCATACGCAAAGTTCTTGGGAGGTCATGGTTTGCCAGTAACCGCCGTTGTCACCGAGATGCGTTTTGATACTGCAAGCGCAACGCCCCGCCTGACTTTCAAGGCAGTGCGTCCTTTGGAAGCTGAGGAGTTGGAATTGGCTCAAGCAAAAGGTCAATCTTCTGAAGCTAGAGCCGCTATCGCCGCCACTGCCGCGCAGATGGATGGTGTACGCACCATGGGTGAGATGACCAAAGAAGAAGATGCTCCTGCGTATGAAAAGATTGCGGCGAAAGCAGTCAAGGTACAGGCTGAAGCTGTCGAAGAAACAGCCGAGCCTACCAAGCGCACTAAGAAAGCTGCACCAAAAGATGTAGCTGATATCTTGGATGACTGGGCTGAATAAGTAAACGGGAGCGGGGAAACCCGCTCTCCAAAGGAGACTGTCATGGACATACTAGAGCTTGCGGAAGAACACGAAGAGTTGTTTAGCAAAGAGTTTTTGAAATGGTTACCTAACAACTTACATGTCTGGGGAGCGTTTTGCGATCAGGCGTTTAAGATCAGATCAAGCGGTTTCAAACACTACTCTGCTCGTACCATCGTGCATTATTTGCGCCATCACTCCGCAGTTACTGAAGCTACGGGGCCTTGGAAGATCAACAACAATTTCAGTCCATACCTTGCACGACTATTTGACAAACGATTCCCAAATCTTGCTGGTCTTTGGGAATACAGAGAAACAAAACGTGCCAAGTTCGACCACACACCACCATTTACCAACTATGAACAACAGAGGTTATTCCCGTAAATTTGTGGATGCGAACAATAAAGGAGATCCATTTCATGTGGGTGTTCAACTTGGTCGCATTTGTATTGAACGGGACATTCCAGTACAAGATGTTGCAGAACACATCGGCGTATCACGGCAAGCCGTATACATGTGGTTCTTGGGAAAAGCAATACCCCACCCGAGAAAACGCAAAGTATTATGGGAACTGCTTAGTCGTTTAACGACCAACGCCGCAACTTAATCCCCCCGCCCAAGGTTTATCGCCAGTAGACCTGAAGGCATTTTTGTCTGTAAAAGAGCGAACAATGACAATACGGAATACCTTTCTTAACGCTGTACTTGCCTCTGAAGGTTTGTACTGTGTGGTTGGATTGAAGAAAGGTGCGCCGAGGCAGACTTTTGTAGAAACGATTGATGAGATTGATGGGGTCGTAGAGGGACTTATTTCTCAGGGGTATGACGCATACTTTGGATGCGCCAAATATCTTTTGGAGACTGAAGGTCGAACAGCAAAAAACGCAAAATGGTTTAAGGCTTTTTGGCTTGACCTAGATTGCGGAGAGAACAAACCATACGACACACAAGCATCCGCACTGGATGCACTCAGACTATTTGTCAAAGCAACAGGACTACCCCGACCCACTATCGTTAATTCAGGACGTGGCATACACGTTTACTGGACACTGACGGAGACCATCGGATACAACGATTGGAAACCAA